GAAAACTATATCGATCTGTTGACACAACAGGTAGGTAGAGCACCAGGCTCTGCAGGTGTACCAACACTCGCGGAACTTGGACCTCAGGTATCTGGTGTTGATCCATTAACACAAGCAGCTCAACAAAGAGTAGCAACACAAGCAGGTTTAGGACAATTAACTTTTGGCCCTGAAGGACAGGTGACAGGAGTTGGAACAGGCACAGGTGTTGCAGGTTTTGAGCCTTTCTTAGACGCAGCGCAACAATTTCAAACTGCAGCAGGAACTGCTGCGGCAGGAGCAGGAGCTTTAACAGGTCCAACAGCCTTTCAAGCTTTTATGTCTCCATATCAACAACAAGTTATTGATACGACATTAGCAGAATTTGACAGACAAGCTGCAGCAGGTATACCACAGATACAAGCTCAAGCCATCGGTGCAGGTGCATTTGGTGGTGGTAGAGAGGGAGTAAGATTAGCTGAGTATCAAGCTGAGTCTGATAGAAACAGAGCTGCATTACAGGCACAATTATTACAACAAGGTTTTGGACAAGCGTCCGATTTAGCTGCTAGAGCATTTCAACAGCAACAAGCATTAGCACAACAACAATTAGGTTTAGGTGAGTTCTCAAGAGGACTTGCATCGTTACAGCCTGCATTAGAATCAACTGTATCACAAGGACTAGGAACAACTGGTACAGGTGCATTAGCTTTCAATCAAGCTTTACTAGATGCAGCACAACAAAGAGCACAACTAGCTTATCAAGAACCAATCTCTAGACTAAATGTATTTGGGTCTGGACTAGCATCACAAGCAGGAGGCGTACCTACTACAACTCAAACAACCTCTCCTGCAGCACCACAAGCAAGTCCTTTATCACAAGCACTACAAGTGGGTCTATCAGCATATGGCCTTGGTAGTCTGTTCGGGAGAGGATAATGTTATATAAAAGACCAAACTTTAAAATGGGTGGATCACCTACTGGCATCGAAACTTTAGAGCCGAGAGTAAATGCTAAAACTGGTTTCTTTGGTAAATTTCTTGATACAGGTAAATCTACTTTATTTAATACTCCAGGTGACAGACTTTTTAGACCTCCTCCAGGAAGTGGACCTAATCTTAGTGGAACAGGTCTTGTTAGCGAAGGTATGGCTAGTGAGTTAAGACAAGGTGGACCTAGAACTTCTCTTCCTACAAATTTAAGTAGATTTCAAAGAGCTTTACCTTTTATACGTTTTGGTGGTGGAGCTGCTATTGGAACTGGTATAGGACAATTATTTGATTTTTACGCAAAATCTACAAAAACTCCTGAGGAATATAGAAGACTAAAACAAATGAGTGGTGCTAATTTTAATTTTGACGAAACCAACCCAGATGTAGGTGATGTTTTAGAATATATAGATAAAGGTGGAGATATAGGAGAAGCACCTGGTTTCTTTCCAAGAGGTGGTAAAAAGAAATTATTTAAAGAAAAAGGTTTAGATCCAAAAACAGGATTACCTATTAAAGATGAAACAGATGATTTTGAGGTTTCAGGCGGGGTAGTTACACCAAGACCGGGAGAGTCTGCATTAGATGCGGTATTAAGAGAAGGTAAAGTTATTCCTGAAAAAAAAATAGAAGAACCTAACATAATAATAAAAGATACAAAAACTGATGGTGAAACAGTAGAGGATTCTTTTGAGGCTGATTTTAATAGAATGCAGAAAAGAATTACTAAATTTTTAAAAGATAACAAACAAGAAACTAAAGGTAAAGTAGCCTTAGCTTTATCTGATGCTGTTGGAACACCAGGTACTCTTGCAGATAAAGCTGCTGTTTTAAATCAACGTTTATTAGGAATAGCATCGGCTAAGAAAAAAGATGAAAAAGATATTGCTAAATTAGCATTTGCTGCAGCAACAGAGTTAGAAGGCAAAAGAATAGATGCAGACAAACTTACAACAAGAGAGAAAACTATAAACAGATACACAGTTTTAAAAAATAAAGATAAATTAAGTAAAGAAGAGCAAACAGAACTAGAAGCTTTAGAGGGTGTTCTTAGAGTAGATGACGGCAAACTTTCTCCATCTGGTGGTGTAACTTATTCAACTGCACTAGCAAATATTAAAAAAAGATTGAGACAATTTAATGATGAAACCATATCAGATGAGGATAAATCACAAATACGTGATGAGATAAAAAGTGTTATTTCAGGTTTAAATGAGGCAGGTTTTGATGATGACACAATACTTGCTCAGTTAACTGATTATCCTTTTGCAAAACAATTTTTTAATAAAGGTGGTAGAGTAAACATGGCTATGGGTGGAGCTACAGAAACACCTGCTGAACCAGTAGCAACTAATCTAACTTTTGAACAATTAAGAACCAGACTGCCAAAAGAAATAACAGATGACATCGTGCAACTTGTAGCAACAAGCGAAGAGGCTTTGCAAGATTTTGCATACATTAGAACACAAGGTGATGTAGAAAAATTTAATGTGAAATACGGAGTTAATTTAGTATTACCACAAAACACAGTATAGGAGGCACATGGCGGTAGAACCTCTTTTTGGAGATATTTTTAACCAACAACCCGAAGACGTAGACCCAAAAGGTAAAGCAGGATTTACAGATTATGTAACTGATGTACCCATAGGTATTTTAAGAGGTGCTAGTCAAGCGGTTCAAGGATTATTATCTCTTGGTGCAATGCCGGTAGATTACCTTGCTGATACTAATCTTTTATCAGCTATAGATAATATATTTGAAAAAATAACACCAGAGGTGGATACACCTCTTGGTGAGATTGTTTCTGTGTTAACACAATTTGGTGTCCCTGCAGGAGGTGCCGTTAAAATAGCACAAGGTATAAAGACTTTATCTGGTGCAAGTAAAATAACAAAATTATCTAGTCTCCCAAACGTTGGAGCTAAGACCGCGGAACTTGCAAAACGTGCAGGTTTTTATGGTTCGATTGGTGGTATTACAGATTTTGTGGTTTCGAATCCTGCTGAAAATAGAACAGTAGCACAAACACTAGGTTATGCAGATGATTATGAGGGTAACGAACTTAAAGGATCTGCAAAAGCATCGGAGGCATTTAAACAAAAAATAAAATTTGGTGCAGAGGGCGCTTTGTTAGGTGGTGGTATCACAGCAGCTCTTCCTGTTGCAGGCACATTAGGTTTTAGATATGGAATCAAACCTGCGGGTAAAGCGATTGGTTTTGTTGGAGGTCAAACACTTAGAGCCTTAGATTACACAGTTGTTAATCCTCTTACAAAGGTAATAGGAAGCGAGACAGTTGGAGCAGGAGCAAAAGGAATTAGTGCTTTGTATGACAAGGCAGTAGATAAAGCTATGAAAAAGCTAAACATACCAGAAGCTGATTCTTGGAAATTTTTATCAGATAGCCCTAATGCACCTTTAAGAGAAAGATTTTTTAAAAAATTAGATAATTATAAAAATATTTTAAAATCAACTGGTCCTTTGGATGTAGAGTCTAAAAGACTTTTAGAAAAAGTTGGTTATCAAGTTAATAGAGATGAAAAAACATTAATTAAATTAATGAATGACATAGATAATCAATTTAAAGATATTGCTACAAATTACAGTGTTAGATTTAAAGAGGGTTTTAAAAGCACTCCAATTGCACAAGCAGAGAATGATTTAATATTTAATTACCTAAGAGCATCAGGCAAAGAAGCTGACGACATTTTTAAAAGTTTACCTAATCAAGCTATTCAAAGATCTGCAAGAAGATTAAAAGCTTTGATGAAAAAACTAGGAAAAGATTATGGCAGACTTCTATCAGAGTCTGCAGATGAAGGCACCAGAGATTTAGGTGCTCAAATAGTAGCAAATGGTGGTGCGTATTTAAAACAAGTATTTTCTGCCTTTAAAAACAAAAACTATAAATTTGATCCTGAAAAAATAAAAGGTGCACAAAA